ACTGCTAAGGCTGCATACAACACACTGCTGCAAAGAGCTGCATTCCCGCTTGAGCAGCAGCTACCTGAAACAATGCCGACAGGTCAGGGCAATAAACCTTGGCGTTGGGATAATCCCTTCGTCCCTAGACCTATCGATCCTGTTGACGCTGGGCCTGATGGCCCCATTGAATGGAGTTAAATCATGCCTACAATTAACCAGCTTCCTACCGTTACTCAGGTATCAGGTGGAGATCAGTTCCCGCTTTATGTAACCAGCCAAGGTGATGCACGCCGTTGTTCTGTGACAACGATGATTACCTATATGCAAGCCAACTTCAGTAATGTTGTTGCAGCTACGGTTCAGACAACGCCTTCTACCTTTGCCCAGCTTCCAAATGCTGTTGGTAACACTGGTGCACGGGCTTTCATCACTGACGGAAGCACAACGACATTTGCTGCAACCGTTGCAGGCGGAGGCTCTAACTTCGTTCCTGTTTACAGCGACGGCATTGTGTGGAAAGTTGGCTAATGCCTAAGGACTCTCGATTGGAAAGGGCTGGCGTTTCGGGTTATAACAAACCTAAGCGCACGCCTAACCATCCGAAGAAGTCCCACATTGTTGTCGCTAAGGTAGGCGACAAGATAAAGACCATTCGATTTGGAGAGCAAGGCGCTAAGACCGCTGGATCGCCAAAGCAGGGTGAGTCTGAGGCGATGAAGAAAAAGCGCGCATCCTTCAAGGCTAGGCACGCAAAGAACATTGCTAAAGGTAAGATGTCTGCTGCCTTTTGGGCTGACGAGACTAAGTGGTGACAGATAGCGCAATTTACGCTAAGGAAACTAAAGGAGTTTATTATGGCTGATATTGAAACATTCGCACCCGCCTATGGTCGTGGCTTTGCAGTAGCACCTGGCGTTGCAACGGGAAGTTCATCTATACCTGTTAATACCCAAACACTTTGCATCACTAGCCGCAATTCGGTTGAGTGCTTTGTGCGCGTTGGGCCTTCTGGCGTTGAAGCAACAACTGCTGACTATCTTGTTCCGCCAAACGGTCAGGTCACCATCTCCAAGTTCCGTGACTATGATACGATCGCGTACATCGCTCCTGCTGGCGGTGGTTCGCTCCACATCATTCCAGGCGAAGGCTTCTAATGTTCCTGCTGACGCGCCTGCGCTCACGCCTTCGCTATTTCAATACAGGCGGAGGCCCAGTGTTGGGCGCTTTGCTTCAGCAAAATGGCGACTTTCTATTACTTGAGGATGGCGGCTACATCCTCCTCTAACTTTGTCGGATAAAACATGGTTCAAATTCCGATAGTCAATGGAATCTACACGGACAATGGGCCGGACTTTCGCACGTCCTATCCTGTCAATATGATTCCAGTGCCAAAGAGTAATGGTATTAGCGAAGGCTTCCTGCGTCCCGCTGATGGCTTGGTGGCCAACGGCACTGGCCCTGGCATCGATCGTGGCGGCATTAACTGGAACGGCATCTGTTATCGTGTGATGGGTTCCAAGCTTGTCACAGTATCCAGCACTGGCGCTATAACGGTTATAGGCGATGTTCAGAACAACGGAAAGCTGGTTACTCTAGATTATAGCTTTGACCTCTTGGCCATCGCTTCGAATGATAAGCTCTGGTATTACTCGCCTACTGGTGGCCTTGTGCAAGTCACCGATCCTGATCTTGGTATTGTTCTAGATGTCGTTTGGGTAGATGGCTACTTCATGACCACCGACGGAGAGTTTCTTGTCGTTACGGAACTAAGCGACCCGACACAGGTTAATCCCCTGAAGTATGGTTCGTCCGAAATTGACCCTGACCCTGTTGTTGCATTGCTCAAGCTACGCAATGAGATTTATGCGCTGAATCGGAATACCATCGAAGTCTATGATAACGTAGGCGGCGACTTGTTCCCATTCCAGCGCATTGAGGGCGCTCAGATTGAAAAGGGTGTTGTCGGCACTCATGCTTGCTGCGTATACCTTGAAAACATCGCCTACCTTGGTAGCGGCTTCAATGAAGCTCCTGGCGTTTATCTTGGCGCTAATGCCAAAGCGAATAAAATCAGCACGCAAGAGATAGATCAGATTCTGCTTGAGTTCACCGAAGAACAGCTTGCTACGGTTAAGATAGAGGCGCGTAATGACAGAGCGCACGAACATCTATATATTCACCTACCCGATCGCACGCTTGTGTTTGATGGCGCAGCCTCGCAAGACTTAGGCCAGCCAGTATGGTTTACCCTGACAAGCAGCTTGGTAGGTCTATCTAAGTACCGCGCACAGAACCTTGTATATTGTTATGATAGGTGGCTAGTAGGCGATCCAACAAGCACATCTGTCGGCTATATGGTCAACAATATCTCAACCCATTACGGACAAAAGGTGCGCTGGGAATTTGGCACGACAATCGTTTATAACGAAGGCCGTGGCGCGATCATTCAGAACCTTGAGCTTGTTGGCCTAACTGGCTCCGTTGCCTATGGTACAGACCCGACAATCAACACTAGCTATTCAACTGATGGCGAAACGTGGAGCCAGCAGAAGTTCATCAGCGCTGGAAAGACAGGGCAGCGTGCAAAGCGTTTGGTGTGGTTCCAGCAGGGTTGGATGCGTAACTGGCGCATACAGCGATTCCAAGGCACGTCAGACGCGCATATGTCGTTTGCTAGACTAGAGGCGGCAATTGAGCCGTTAGCCTACTGATGGCGACTCCTTCAAAACTAAGTTTGACACGCGATCAGTTGGCGTCATTCTTGCAAGATCATGAGCAGATCAAGCAGTTTGAAAAGCTATTTCAAGTGGTCAGCGATGAGGTGGCTCCATTCAGCGTTTCTGAAGCTACCATCTTGGCGGGTACGGCTGACGCTACTGCGAACGAAGCTTTATCTCAGATTGCCAGCCTTAGTGATGCGGTGGCTTATCAAGCTGTTTCCCCAGTTGCTGAGAACAATAATTCTATAACTACAGATTATATAGACTTCGATGGACATCCCCCGCACGTTAGTCGTGAAAGGCGCATGGCATGGAATGATGCAGATCGCACACTCGACCTTGGTATGGAATACGACGTTGTTCAGCAGATAGGTTTGGAAACTTATGCTCGCGTCCAGAACAACACTGGGGTGCTTATCCCTAACGGCACTGTCGTTGGTTTTACAGGTGCAGTCCCTGATAGCGCGTTATCGGTCGCACCATACTTAGCTAATGGCTCCACACCAACGCTCTATATTGTAGGCGTCATGACGCATGACCTGCCAGACACGGGGGAAAAGGGCTATTGCACCACCTTCGGTTTTGTCCGCGACTTAAATACCAGTGCATTTGCACTTGGTGATATCCTTTACGCATCTCCGACTGTCGCGGGTGGGTTCACAAACGTAAAACCTACAGCACCTAATAACGTCGTCCCTGTTGCGGCAGTGTTAAAGGTTGGTACAACAGACGGTATTATTTTCGTGCGACCCACTATTGAGCAACAGCTATACTATGGCGAGTTTACGAAAACAGATAGCCAAGCGCCAGCAGTCATCAATACTGCCTATGCGCTGACGTTTACTAATACCGAAATCGCAAGCGGCGTGTCGCTTGGAGCGCCTGCATCACGTGTCATCGTTGCCCAAGCTGGTTTCTATAATATTGCAACATCGGTGCAGATTACATCGACTAACTCTTCGCAGAAATCTATATGGGTTTGGCTACGCAAGAACGGTACGACAGACTTCCCTAATTCAGCCCGTGTCGCGTCGATTACACTTAACAATGGGTATTTGGTAGTGACGCTAAACGAGGTTGCTTCTCTTATTGCTGGGGACTACATCGAAGTTATGTATGCTGCTGACAGCACCAACATTAGCATTTCCACAGTCGCGGCAACAGCCTTTGCGCCAGCCGCACCTGCTGTTATACTAGCTGTAACACAGACAGAACAATAGGAGGGCCTCATGGCAGTCACCGTAAAGAACATCATCCCATCGAAAGAAGCCGAAGCAACGCAGACAACGCAATATACGGCTCTGAATGCTCGCTGCATTATTGATAAGTTCACTGCGACCAATACATCTATTGGCAATGAAAGCCTGAGTGTTAATCTAGTGACGTTTGGCGATACTCCTGGCGATGATAACTTAATCACGGATGCGCGTATGCTTGCGCCAAACGAAACATACACCTTCCCTGAATTGGTTGGTCAGGTTTTGGAATCCGGTTCATTCATTTCAACAATAGCAAGCGCAGCAAATTCACTTACTATTCGCGCTTCAGGTCGGGAGATCGTCTAATGAAAAAGCCCATGATTATGATTGAAGGCTTCGCTGGCCTGCGTGAGAGCGAACCATTCATCACTGCCGCTGAGAACAAGAAGAACACCAAGATCGTGATCGACGATTGGATGCTTGGCCCTGAAAAGCCTAGCAATGAGCGTGGCGCTAATCCTGAATACTGGATTGCTCTTGGTAAGGCTATGCAGTGTGATGAGACTGAGGCACGTCGCCGTCGCTGTTCACTTTGTGAGTACTATGACAACAGCACAATGACACAGGCAAAGATGGAAAATATCCCCTGGAACCAGTGGGATGTAGAAGCCGGATTCCGTGGCTATTGCACGAAATTTGATTTCATCTGTCATGATTTGCGCTCTTGTCAAGCGTTTGAAGAACGAGAGTTTGAATTTGAAGATTGATTGTGATATGGCTGAGACACCGAGCGTTTACGAGCAGCCGGTGGCTCTCCATTTTAAGAGATTAAAATGACAAATGATAACGCCAATTCCAATGCAGATTTAGCTTCTCAAGGAAGGGTTGTCTTGCCTGTTATTCGTCATGCCACATATGAAGATGCTGAACAGATTGCTGTGCTTGGTGCGATATTCCACGAAGAAGCATTTGGGGACGACATTCTAGAGTATGACATAGACGATTGCATACTTTCGCTTGAAGGCTTTATAGGTCAACCTAATTTCATTTGTATGGTTGCTGACGTTGGCGGAAGATTTGTTTCATTTGGTTCATTGATTCTTAGTCCAGTGTATTTTAATCACGCGCACATCTCTAGCGAGGAATTGTTTTGGTGGGCTGATCCTGATTGCAATTATCCTGGCATTGGCATGAAGTTGAAGAAGGCAATGGAAAAGGAGGCTAAGGATCGCGGCGCTCTTTCAATCCAAATGAAATCAGTTGATGCGCTTAATGGCGACAGAATGGCAAGGCTTTATATCCGTGACGGATACAAACCAAGTGAAAATACATTTATTAAAAGGCTAGTGTAATATGGCTATTGGAACAGCAGCAGCAATCGCTCTTGGCGTTGGCGCATTAGGCAGTGCGGGTATTGGTGCAATGTCAGCAAGCAAGGCTGGTAAGATACAAGCACAAGCTGCTGAGGCGGGAACGGCAGAGCAGCGGGCGGCGCGTGAAGAAATGCGACGATTGCTTGAGCCTTATGTTGCCGCTGGTAGCCCTGCTCTAGAAGCACAGATGGGTGCATTAGGTCTTCGAGGCGCAGAAGCCCAGCAAGCTTATGTATCAGAGCAAGAGCAAAGCCCCGCGTTTCAAGCATTGGCACGGCAGCAAGAAGAAGCCATCCTACAGAACGCTTCGGCAACCGGTGGGCTTCGTGGTGGCAATGTGCAAGGTGCTTTAGCTCAGTTCCGACCAGCACTACTTAACCAGTTCCTTGAGCAGCAATATAGTAAACTTGGCGGAATGACAGCACTTGGTCAGCAATCGGCGGCTGGCGTTGGAACGGCTGGTATGCAATCTGCTGGTGCTATTGCCGATCTATTAGGACAAGCTGGTGCTGCAAGGGCTGGTTCTGCACTGGGTGTTGGTCAGGCTCTAAGTGGGCCATTCAATCTATTGTCAACGCTGGGCGGTATGTCTGCTTCTAAATCTATGGGCTACGCTCCACCTCCTAAAGTAGGTTTCTAAAAATGGTTCAACCCTTCGATTATACACTGAAAACGCCATCAACCACAGAATCATTTTTGGCGGGTGTTCAGTCATATCAAAATCAGCAGAAGGCAATCGCTGCACAGACTGCCGCTCAAGCGGAACAGGACAAAGTTAACCGCGCAAAAAACTTTTCTCTAAAAGCTCAGCAAGTTGCTAAAGACCCAAAGCCTGAAAATCTGTCAGCATTATACGCAGAATTTCCAGAGTACGGCGCTGACTTAGATAGATTTGGGAAAAGCTTAGCCGCAAGTGATAAGCGCACATATGGTTCAGTTTTGCAGAATGCTATTATTGCAAAGGATAGCAATAAAACGCCAGAAGAAATTGCAGCAATTTATACAAGCGGCGCTGAGGCGGCAAGAAACTCTAATCGCACAGACATCGCAGACAAATTTGATGCGGCTGCGAAGATGGCGCTCAATCCCAATATGAATGACAACTTCGCTGCACGTTCATTGTATAATGCGATTGATCCTGAAGGCTACAAATTGATTGCTGATAGTGCAGTTAAACTGGACACTTCTACGATTAAAGAACTTGTGGCTGAAGGCTTTGTTCCAGGGACGCCAGAATTTAAAGCAGCTCTAACAAGAGAACGCACAAAGGTTACAACAACACTTCCAGGTGGTGGTTTCTATAGCGGAAGCGAAGAAGGATTGACTAGAATTTTAGGTGGTCAGCCAGCGCCAACCAATGTGCAAAAAGGGCCACCGCGCCAACCGACTACCAAGGAAGAATTTGATAAGTTACCACCAGGCGCAATCTTCATTGATCCAAATGGGGTAACTCGTGAAAAGCCAGGAGGTCAGACGGCTACTCCGTCTGGTAACTTTCGCTGATGGTAGTAAAGTGATTGGCGAGCTATTCCCTAATGCACGAATTACGTCTGGTTATCGGGGGCCAAACGATCCTCTATCTAAAAAGAATCCGCAATCGTATCACGCTAAAACAGCAGGAGCAGTAGATATCGCTCCGATACCTGGGATGACATTTAAGGAATACATTTCTGGCATTAAAAATGCTGGTTATAAAATTATTGAGGCACGCGATGAGGTGAAGAACCCATCAAGATTTGCTACTGGCCCTCACTGGCACGTTGTGATTGGAAATTAATATGGCTACTCAAGAAAATTGGTGGGAAGGTTCCCCCGTTGTCGCAAAGCCTAATAAGGCGCAGCAAGTGGATGGTGGCGTCTATGTGCCTCCTACTAAGACGCCTGAGCAAATTGCTGAAGAAGGGCGTAAAACTCGTGGGGCAGAGATAGAGGAAGAGCGCCTTGACATTACTAAGCGCGCAGAATTGGCGGGTATTGAAGACACAAAGCGCAAAGGCTTCCTTGATCTGGTCACAAAATATGAAGGTGACCCAGCGGTACAAAGCTATAAAAAAGTGTTGCCGATATTTAACACTATGCTGTCGGTAGCTAGCCGCCCTAATCCAAGCAAGGCTGATGATAATCTGCTTGTTACATATTATAGCAAAATCAAAGACCCAACAACTGGCGTTCTTGGTGGAGAATATGAAACAGCAAAAAATGTGCAAACTGCATATGATAAAGCTTTAGTTGATCTTAAGGGATTATACGACCCTGAAACTGGGTTTGTATCACCTGCTGCGCGTAAGCAATTTATTCGTGCAACAAATGACTTGATGGCATCTGAGCGTCAAGCATATAAAACATCACGTAATCGCTTTACGCAACTTGCCACAGACCCGACTTTTGGTCTGAACCCAGATGCCGTTATTGGGGAAGATTTTGCCAATACATATGCTGACCAGATAAAATCAAAATACCTCACTGTTATGGGTGAAGAACCTGCTGAAACAGCTGGCGGCGTTCCTGTACTTAAAGTTGCAGAAGGCGATAAGTTCTCAACTGATGAAGATATTGCTATTGCTAGCGAGCTTCAGGGGATGTGGGCTGCGGGCAGAACACTTGATGAAGTTAATGCCAAGGCTATAGAGTTGACTGGAGGGAACCCTCTTAGCCAAGAAACCATGAAAGCATTAACCGAAGATACAGCCCGTCAGATTAGATTCACCCCTAATCGTTCAGGCATACGCGAACCATCTGCTCCTGGAATGGGAACTGCTGCGGGAGCGGCTGCAATTCGTGGATACACTAGCAATCTTGGGGAGGAAATTCTTTCTGGATTTTCACCAGAGGCTGCGGCTAAACTTCAGGCGGCTGGTGAATACGGGATGGAGAATTATCCTATAACATCGATGCTTGCTGAAATACCAAGCAGTGTGTTTTCACCAGTAAATAAGCTAACCAAGTTTATTCCTGGTGGCCCAGTAGTACGAGACATCTTTGAAGGTGTCACTTATGGTGCTGGCGAAGGACGTCCTGACGCTAGTGCTTTAGAGCGTGCAAAAACTGCTGCTGCTGGCGGCATATTGCAATCAGGTTTCGGCGCTGCTGCTCGACGCTTTATGCCAGGTGGCGCAACACCAGAAGCTACTGGCATACCTGAAGGCGAGTTTGTTAATGTCACAGGCGAAGTTCCTGCTGGAATGGCCCCTGAAATGCCTATGGGTGCAGCACCAGCGCCATCAGCCGTACCTACTGGTGCGCCTGCTGGTATGGCTGCGCCTACTGCTGGCATGGCTCCACCAATCGCTAGTGAAGCGGCAACTGATGTAGCTGCTGAAATTGGCCGAGATGAAATAACCGCTATTGCTCGTAAAGCTGTTAGTCGTGGCCCTGGAGCATCAAAAGCTCGCGCTGAACTTGCCGCACTTGCAAAGATTGACCCTGAAGCACAGGCTGCGGCGGATCGCCTTGGCATTGAATTGCCTGTTGATGTTCTTGGCGAGAATGCGCAGTTGCAAAGACTTACAGGTTTAGAACGCGCACAGATAGGTTCGGACGTAGAAACTGCGTGGCGCAAGACTTATGATGCAGCTGCTGAACGCGCCTATACGGTGATGGATGAACTTGAGGCCGTGAAAGATATTTCGGGGCTTTCCAAAAACGTATTTGATAAACTTGAGACTGCAAATAAAGGTCTTGAGGTTCAAGCTGATGATCTGCGGAAGCAAGTCAATGAAGCTATCGATGTAAGCGGCAGAGTCGATGCAACTGCAATCAGAACATATCTACAAGATCAGATACAAAAATTAGGCGGTGGCAAAGAAGGTTTGGCCGGACTTTCCTCAGAGGAGAAAAAGCTCTGGGCGATGGTGTCTAAGGGCAATCCAACATATGAAGCACTAGATAGTAAACGCGCCGAAATTGGTCGAGCGATGACTAAAAATGCTGGGCCTTGGGTGGATTCAAGCGAACGACGCATAAAAGATATTTATGCCAAGCTTGCTGACGATCAGATGGGCTTTATCGAGTCCAGTGCTGGCAGAGAGGTTGCAGATAAGCAACGTGCTGCAAATACGCTGTTCAAGCAAATGTATGATGGACGGGGGCAAATGCAGGAGATTTTTGGGCGGAATCTGTCCAAAGACCTTGGGCCTCTTATAACGACAGCCATTACTCAAGGTGGTAAAGGCGGCGTAGAAGCTATCAATAAATTGCTTACAAATATTCCAGAGAATATGCGTGGGACAGTTTTGACATCAGGATTATTCGGCACAGCCACAGGCGCAAACGGAAGATTCAGCTTCACAAACTTTGCAAACACCTACAGCAAACTGCGTGAACAAGGCCAGGTTTTCAATCAGTTTGCCAAGGCTATTGGCCCTGAAGGTGTAAATCTGTTAAATGACTTTAATGCTATTTCTCGACGCATAGCTGATGCAGAAGCTAATATAAGCAAAACAGGTGCGTCTACGCAGTTAAATGCACTTAATGCCGAAAACCTTTTGCTGAAGATTGTTAAGGGGCTTGGTAGTGCTGGTGCTGCGGCTGGTGCAGCAAACGTCATGGGCGCAGATTTGCTTATGACTGCTGGGACTGTGATTGCTGCTGCTGGTGGCCCTGCATTGGCTCAAAAGTTTGTTGGCAAAAGTAATGCTGAGAAACTTCACGCGCTTATGAAAAGCGACAACTTCCGTGAGCTTGCCATTAGTGCAGCAACAGGTGAAGGCGTAGATCGCAATATTAACCGTGTTGCTGGCAGCAAAGAGTTCCGCGATTACGCAAAATTAGTTGGCATTGACATGAAGGATGCTCGTGATTGGTTGAACTCTGCTATATCTAAAGGCGCGACAATTGCTGGCACTGAGGCTGTAGGTTCTAAGCCAGCCGAAGCACCAACAGTAGAAATGCCACAATGACCTTTCGCTGCAACATAATTTCGGCTATAAGCCCAAAGACGCAAGGGATTAAGTTCTAATGGCACTTACTCAAGTTACCGGCCCTTACCCAATATTTACCGATCTAGACGGCACGCCGCTGGATGACGGCTACCTGTATATCGGTGAGATTAACCAAGACCCTGAACAGAATCCGATTCAGGTATTCTTCGACGCTAACCTTACAATCCCAGCTACTCAGCCAATCCGCACAAGCAACGGCTATGCCTATCGTAACGGCACGCCAGCCCTGCTTTACACTGGTGGCGAGTTCTCGATCACAATCCGCAACAAGCGCCAAGAATTTGTTCTCTACAGTCCTGTAGGCTATGGTTTCGATCCTGCGGCTGTATCTGCTTCCGTTGTCAAGAATGACTTTACTGGCGATGGCGTTGAGGTTGACTTCACGCTGTCGGCATCTCCAAGCACTATCTTGGCAACCAATGTATTTATCAATGGCGTCTATCAGGAAAAGGATAGCTACAGCCTTCTAGGTAATGTGATTACGTTCTCTGTTGCTCCACCGCTCAGTTCGAGCATTGAGGTAATGACAAACGAAACTGGCGTAATTAACGCTGGCAACGCAACAGCAATCACTTACACACTGACAGCACCTAACGCTGTTCAGCAGAACGTTCAAACAAGACTAGAGCAATACGTTTCAGTTGTAGATTTCGGTGCCGTAGGCGATGGCGTGACAGACGATACAGCAGCTATCCAAGCCGCTATTGACTTTGGCTCACCCATATATTTTCCAGAGCCAGCTTCATTCTACAAAATCACATCTGCGTTAGACATAACTGTTCCATTCAGTGCAGGGTTGTATCACGTTTTTGGTGGTGTCGGGGCTGTCACATTAAACGCTCCTGCTTATCCAGATTGGTTCGGGCTTGGCGTTGACGGTTTAACTGGCGGCGCAGCTTTTAACAAAGCCGCGTTAGCAGGAACGTCAGTGCGTCTAGCGAATACACTCTACAACATCCGCGATGAACGCTTGATCTCTGCAGTAAGCATTTACGGCGATGGAGCAGATTCACGGCTGAACCTTGTCGCGGATATATCCACAGCAGCACCTCCTGTTTTCGCTGATGCGTTTCTAACGATTACGAATAACAAGGACGCACCGCTAGACTTTCATAATTTCCAACTGACAACTTTGACAGCAAACGGCGCTGTGCTTGCGAACGTCTTTTTGCTGTATGAAGTTGACAGCGTATCCATTTTTAACGTGCGGATTTACAATACCTACTACAATGTCGGTGGCGTCGGTATGTTAAGGGTAACTGGCTCTGTTGGCGATAGCTCTAACTCGTCTAAGATAAAAATTCTTAGCTGCGATATTGAAAGCACGCAGGAAGCTGAAGGCATTGGCTTAACTGGCGTAACTGCGGCAAACATTTCTGGCAACAGGCTGTATATTGTTGCTGACGATGGCATTGGAATACACGGAGCGTTGGACACAGCTACTGCTGCATCTTTCAATACTGATATTTCAATCACGGGCAACGTTGTATATGCTGGTGGCCGCTGTGTGCTTTTGGACGGTGAAAGCGAAAACATTAACATCACTGGAAATGTGTTTACGGATATAGGAACCGTGACGCACAATATGTTTTTGACGCAGAATCCTCTGACGGCTGTAAACGTGTCTAATACACCAAAAAAGGTTCTGCTTGCAGATAACTTGTTCATAAGCAATTCTTCGACATACGAAGCAGCAGCGATTGCGTTGACCTGCGGCGATGCAATTACAATCAGCAACAACAAAATTGAAGACGCAAATCAGTTACTCACGGCGTTCGACATAACACCATACGGTTTAAAAACTGGCGTGCAGTTGACGCTTACAAATGTCGTTATCGACGGAAACGTCATGAACAACGTCAAAAACGGTATTTCGTTTAATGACGGTTCGGCTGGCTATACTCCGCAAGCGTTGACCATATCCAATAACGTGATGAGCGGCGTTTTGGCACGGCAAATTGGTGGTTCTGCAACCCCAGTGATTGCGGATGATTGGAAGGTTTCAGGCAACAACACTGGCCTTGAACCTTATGGTATTGCATGGACATCCAGTTTGACTGGCCTTTTCATAACAGATGACGGCACGAATAACTGGAATTTGGCACGTAACGTATATGATCCTAACGTATTTACGCAGACATGGTTAGCTGGTCAGAGAATTTCACGGCTTGATCCTATTGTATCAGGAGGGTTTTTGCTTTCAGGTTGGGTCTGCACGGCAAACGGAAATCCAGGAACTTGGGTTGTAGTGAAAACACCAACCCCGTAAGAAGGAATTATTAAGATGGCTGACAAGAAAATATCTGCGCTTACTGGAGCAAGTACCCCTCTTGCGGGGTCTGAAGTGTTGCCGATTGTGCAGGGTGGATCAACTGTAAAAGTTTCCGTTGACAACCTGACTGCTGGAAAATCTGTGTCGGCTTCCGCCTTCGTACCTACAGGCTCTACAGTGCCTGCTAACGGTATGTATTTGGATACCACTAACTCGGTCAGCATTGCAAACAACAGCGCCAAAACCGCAACCATAAGGTCTGGCGGCATTATGGGTCTTGGGACTACTCCACAGTCTTGGTATCTTCCTGGCGACGTAATCAGCGCCCAGCAAATCGGCGCAAACACCGTAACTATGTCTTTGTTTGGCAACCAATCGCATTTTGGTAGCAACTTCTACCTCAAGACAGGGACGGGCAACGACACCTACATTAACACTGGCGTAGCCATGCGGTATCGTCAGGACGGTGGGGCGCACGTATTTGAGTCGGCCCCATCAGGTACTGCGGGCAATACAATAACATTTACGCCTTTAGCTACTGTCGCCGCTAACGGAAACTTTACGGTACACACCAACAACCTCGTAATTGGCACTGCTGGCAAAGGCATCGACTTCAGCGCAAACCCCAGCGCACCGGGCATGACCAGCGAATTGCTAAATCACTATGAGGAAGGCACATGGACACCCAGCCAAGGTAGCGGCCTTACCGTTGTGGGGGCCTTCAGTTCAAATGGCCGTTACACACGGGTTGGGCGCTTGGTAACAGTATCTGGAACCGTTATAGGCGCTACCTCAATAGCTGTTTCAGCGATAGGCCAAATTTGCGATAACTTGCCGTTTGTCAAAGCCGGAGCATCTGTATCTACAGGCACTGCGCTTTCATCATCTCTTACAACCAGTGGCGTTGCAGCCGCTGGGGGAGCCATCCTGTATTCATTGACTGCTCTTAGCGGCGGCACTCAAATTTTATTCGCGCTAACATACGAAGTTGCATAAGGAAATATCATGTCATTAACTAAAGCAACATATTCCATGATCGAAGGCGCGGTATTAAACGTGCAGGATTTTGGTGCTACGGGCGATGGCACGACCAACGACACGGCTGCTATTCAAGCGGCTATTGCATTTGCAGAAGCCAGCGCGACACCGCCATCGGCTGCCCCCGGCGTAGTAACCATATATTTTCCTTTTGGCTTTTACTCAATTAACGCTGCGCTGATCGTCACTAAAAGCATTTCTTTTTTTGGCGAAGGCCATTCGGAGTATTCTTCAGGCGCACGGATCATTCAGAACACAGCGGCTACAGACAACTTTACTGTACAGCCGATTGCAGCGGGTTGCTCTGTCTCATGGGATAACCTAACGCTCATCGCTAACGGCAACGGCGGCACTAACGGCAACTGTATAAACATTACCAAAACAACCGCTACGTGCAACTCTGTGCGTATCCGTGGGTGTACGTTTGGCACACCACAAACCCTTGCTATCAGATTGCAAAGTTCAGATGACATAATCATTGATGGTAACTTGTTTGATGTGTCAGCCGTTAACTGCATTGCATTGGGGACAGCTACAGCAGGCGATGTGGTAAATAACTGCTCTATTACAAACAACGCCTTTTTCCAAATCGGGCAAAAATCAATCGATCTGTACAATGTTGTAGGATTGTTAATTTCCAACAACCGCGTATACCCAAGCGCACCCGGCGCTGCAAAGATGACGCTGTTCATAGATGGCGTAAATACCCTTCCATATCAGATAAAAAATGTCGTTGTTAACGGAAATCGGATCGACAATGTCGAGTCATTGGCGCAGTTAAAAGACCCAGAAAACTTTATTTTTTCAAGCAACACTTGCACCGCGCTTGGTGCTAGTACT